GAACACGCGAGTTCCTGGACCTTGCCGACCTGGCGCTGGTCGCCCGTCACCTCGGCGACCGGCACACGAAAGGTTGCCGATGCGTTCACCTTGTAAACGTCGCCGCCGTTGCGGAAGATGTCCAGTTTGTCGTCGCCCCGACCAGACAGCCACGGATTGACGCGCGCTTCGATGGACGACCAATCGTAAATGATTAGACTGTTGCCGCGCTCGGGCAAAATCATGGGGCGCAGCATCTGCTTTAGCACATCCGTAACGCGCTTGCCGTACTGCGGGACGATCTCGTTGCCCTGCGTCATCGCAGCGCGAACTAGTTCAGGTTCCTTCGCACACTTGCGAGGGAAGTTTTGCAATTGCAGTCCAAAGCTCGAAGCACGGCCCGTTGCTGAACCCCCAGAAAAGACAAACGCCCCACGCACTCGTCCATCATCTGCGTCAGCAAGATTAGCTGCGCGTTGAAACTTCGCGACTGATGACGCCCATAGGTCGTCCGCACATTGTATGACCTCAGCGACATCGGGCGGCACTTCATCGGGGTTTTCTCCAGCAAGAATTAAAAGGTTGCCGCGCACGGACTTGTCGATAGAATACTTGGCCTCGCCGTCCTTGTAGATCGTCATCAATTCCAGCGCCTGCGGCCCGACGCGGTCCAGCACCCACTGGCGCATCTTGGGACTGCGGACGCTGGTGATCGCGCCCTCCGTCACCTCACGCACGATCTGCTGAATCTCGTCCAGCTCCTCAGTCGCGTAGCGCACGGCAGCGTTGCACAGCGCGACATCGACGCGAACGCCTCGGTCGTTGATGCGCTCGTTGACGTGGTAATCGGCCAGCTCGTCCGCAGACAGGTCACGCATACCCTTGCTGATCGCGCGCATGGCACGGACGTCTTGTTCGCAATAGGCAATCATCTCGTCCATGAGCGTCTGATCTTGGCGGAAGCCCCCGTCAGCCTGCGGGACGGACAGCAAACGAATCAGTTGCGAGCCCCGGTGGTCTTTCTTCATGGACGCGCCAGCAAAGCGCCCCACGTCCTCCAGCGAGCCGGGCGCGCAGTTGGCGCGCGCCTGCGCCGCCGTGCAATAGAACTGCGCCAGCTTAGGTTCAGGGATCTTGTGATCGGGGCACAGCACGAACCAGAAGATCAGGCGCTCGAACGCAGCGTTGTGCGCGCGGATCTGGCCGGTGTGGTTGGCGACAGCGGCGGGGAACGGCTGACCGGGCACCCAGGTCATCACCTCGTCGTCATCGAAAGCGTAGGACATGCAAAGCACCTGAGTGCTCAGATCTTGGGCGTAATTGTACACGCCCCGCGAAGGCAAGTCGCACTTGCTCCGCGTCTCGAAATCTAGCCAGAGAATTTTCATGGGCTTTAGATACTCACGGGCGCCAGCGGGGGGAGGAACCACTGGCGCCCGCTTTCACTCCTCCTTACGCGCTGCGACGACGGCGACGCGACTCAGCAGGAGCATCGTCCGACGCGGCTTCCGCCGCCTCGGTTTCCGCAGCCGCACCATCCATCCCGACCCACTCAATAATTTCGAAGACGGGGGTATAGATGCGACCGTAGGACTTGTGAACGTAGTGTTCTTTCTTCAGGCGCACCACGGGAACCGGCTTGGTCTGGTCCTTATCGACCTGGGCAGCGATGGCGAGCGCGAGCTGCTGCACCGCCTTCTTGCCGCCCACGGACGTGACCGTGTAACGGCCTTCCAGATCCTTGTCCTCGCCAGACATGCACTTGAGGGACAGACCCACCTGCACCTCCCAACCGCGCTTGGCGGCGGGCGGCGCAACGTCGAGTTCAGGCAGCGGCTGCGACACCGGCACCATTTTTTCGCCAAGCACCTCACCTTCGCCCCAAGCAATAAAGCCGTGGACAAAGCTGAAAGGATTGATGGCCCAAGTCGCGTCGTCCTCGACTTCGGTCTGATCCGCGCCGAACACCCAATGGCCGGTCTTGTCCATCTTGATGATGACAGAACCCGCGCCGTCAGGCACCCCGGCGTTGATCGAACGCAGGCTCGAAGCAAGCGACTGAACGGAGGGAAGATTAGCGTTACCGAAGGCTGTAAGATTTGACATTACTGTTTCTCCTTAGACGAGTTTACCAAGAGCGGCGGACAACTGTGCGCCGATCTGCAACACCGCTGGGCGAGGATCATCCTCGGGCGCCAACGTGTTACCCGATGAGACAGCGACGACGTGATCCGCAGGCAGCGCGAGCTTGTGCTTCTTCAACACTTTCTCGGCTTGTGCAGGACTTAACAACTTCGTCTCTGTCAATTCCTTTACATCGAGCCCCAGATCGCACATGGCGTCAAGGGCCTTTCCTTCATCCATCCACTGGCGCATGGCGCGCTTGGGGACAAGCTTGTAGCCGGGCACCGGCAGGCCAGCCTCCAGCGTCTGCATCGCCAGCGCCCGCACCTCCTTGATCCAGTTTTCCAACTGATCCGCCATCTTGAGGTGGTCCGACACGCTGGCGACATCGACGCTCTTCAGCGCGGCGACCATCGCCCGGTCAGCAGCGCCGGTCATGATGGGGCAGATCGCCTTGGCGGCGCACCAACGGCACCAATCACCCTGCGCCAGCGGCGCGTCAGGACGCTGGGCAACCTTGACCGCCTGCATCAGTTCTTTCTCAAACAGTTGGATGCGGCGCGGGGTCGTCTCCCAACGCTTGACATAGGGCGGCTGCACAATAACCAGTTCAACCTTGGTTGCGTTTTCGAACGCCCATTGCGCGGCGGGGGTCCGCATGGCCGCAGCGGCGTAAAACATAAGCTGGGAGTTTTCTTCGACATCGACGGCGACGCCATCGCCAAACTTCCAATCGACAATGTACGCCGTGTCGCCAATGCGACCGACAATGTCGGCGGACCCGAACACGCCGGGCAGCAGATCGCCAAACCCAACGACCACCTCGGTCTCGTATTCCATGATCTTGTCGGGGTCGATCTCATTCAGCGCAGCCAGCGCGGGCAGCAGCTTGTTGTCGATCAGATCCTGATCGAGCGTCACGTCCGCATGGACAGCGCCAAGGAAATCTTGAGGCGTCGCCTTGCCGTCCAGCACGTCCGCGATGACGTTGTGGAGCAGGGTGCCGGTGTCGGCGTAGACGCTGGATGGCTTGGGCGGCATCTGGGCGACGAGCGCCACGGAGCCAGGGCAGTTGATGACGCGTTTGGCGGTGGACCCGCCGACAATGCTGGAATGTTGAGCCATTAGATTACCTCAGTGGACTGTTGACGAATCAGACACTAGACATTCTTTTACGAACATGCAATACATTTTTTTATGATTCACTATCACGGCCTCCCCATAACGCCCGCTACCGCCGCCGCTAAGGCTGTTAACGCAGGCCATGCGTTTGTAAGTTTTCGCCACCCCGATCAGTTGCCGGTGGCGGTTGAAGTGTGTCAATCGTTTGCTGTTGATAACGGTGCGTTTTCCGCATGGAAAAGTGGACACCCGGTGCAAGATTGGTCTGCGTTTTACGTTTGGGCGTTGCAATGTCAACGCATACCCTCTTGTGATTTTGCCGTTATTCCTGATGTTATTGACGGCGACGAAGAAAGTAACGACGCGCTTCTGGATGCTTGTCCGTTGCCCCCTTGGTTTGGTGCGCCGGTCTGGCACATGCACGAATCACTGGACAGGTTAGAACGTCTCGCGTTGCAATACCCGCGCATTTGTCTAGGCAGTTCCGGTTCTTACGCTTCGGTAGGTTCGCCCGATTGGTGGAAACGTATCGACGAAACTATGCGCGTTGTCTGCAATCGAAACGGCGAACCGCTAGTGAAATTGCACGGCTTGCGTATGCTTAACCCCAAGGTTTTTACAAAACTTCCCTTGAGCAGCGCCGACAGCACCAATATCGGACGCAACGTAGGGATAGATAAAGCTTGGTCTGGAACGTACACGCCGCCCAGCAAAGAAGTTCGCGCTCAAGTGATGCGCGCTCGAATAGAATCTCACAACGCGCCTTGTCGCTACGAATATATGGAGAAATAACATGATCTTAGGTTTGGCTTTGGTGGTATACGCAAGCGCAATTATTGGGGCTAATTTGTTAGTGGCAATTTTTGGCCCCGTCATAACGCCTTTAAATGCGTTTGTATTGATAGGTTTAGATTTAGCGTTGCGTGATTGGTTGCATTTGCGTTTGTCCCCGCAACGCATGGCGCTGCTTATCGTTGCTACTGGCGGTGTGTCGTATCTGCTAAATTCGACTGCTGGCGTCATCGCCATTGCATCTGCCGCGTCATTTATGATTGCCGCGTTGGCAGATTGGTGGGTGTTTGCAAAATCGCAAGGCAGTTGGCAACGCCGCGCAAATCTTTCAAACGTCTGCGGAGCTGCGGTGGATAGTTTATTGTTCCCCACGTTAGCTTTTAACGCGCTTATGCCAGAAATCGTGCTGGCGCAATTTATTGCAAAAACAGTGGGCGGCAGTCTTTGGACGTTAGCGATTAATTATGCGCGAAAGTGAGGTTGAAACTTATTTTGTGTGGGCCGTCGTGTTGCGCGGGGGCACCACTTACAAGTTCAAATCGCCTACGCAGCGCGGTGTGGCCGACCGGATCGCATGTATGCCGGACGGTCAGACGTGGTTTGTGGAACTTAAAACCAAGGGCGGGCGTCTCGCGCCGCTTCAGAAGATCTTTGCTGCGGACATGCAGCATCTGGGGCAGCGATACGCTTGCCTCTGGTCCAGAGAAGGGGTGGACGAATGGGCCTCACGTTACGACCTTACCAAGAACAAGCCGCTGACTTCCTCTTCGAACGAGACCGCGCAATGATCCTAGCCCCGGTGGGCGCAGGCAAGACGGCTATCACGCTGACGGCCATGACCGAGCTGATCGCGGAGGGGCACGTCAAGCGATGGCTGGTGTTGGCCCCCAAGCGCGTCTGCACGGACGTGTGGCCGGTCGAGCAACCCAAGTGGGCTCCAGACTTTGAGATCGCCGTAGCCGTTGGAACGCCAGCGCAGCGTCAAGCAGCGTTTGACAGCGCCGCGCCCATCGTTGTGACCAACTACGACAACATCCAGTCCTTGCCAGATTTGTCGGGCTTCGATGGCGTTGTTTTTGACGAACTGACGCGGCTTAAAAACCCCAGTGGCAAACGTTTCAAGGCGCTGCTGGCGCACCTCGACAAGATCCCGTTCCGGTGGGGCCTGACGGGCTCGTTTACATCCAACGGGCTTGAGGACGTGTTCGGTCAGTGCAAGGTCATTGACCAGACGCTGTTGGGCCGGGCCAAGGGCGCGTTCCTCCAGAAGTACTTCGTCTGTGTCAACCGCGACTTCGGCGACTGGCAGCCGCGCAAGGGCGCGCTGGAACAGGTCATGGACGCCATCCGCCCGGCAACCTTCGTGCTGGAGCCAGGCGAGTACAGCGACAAACTGCCGCAGCTACATGTTGTGGAAATGCGCTGCGACATGGCCGACCGCAAGCCCTACGAAAAAATGAAGCGCGATTTTGTGCTGGAATACGGCGACGACCGGATTATTGCGGCGAACGCCGCCGCCGTGACGAACAAGCTCCAGCAGATGGCGTCTGGGTTTGTCTACGACAGCAAGACGGAAGCATCACTAGAGCCAGGTAAATTTCTCCAGAAACAAAAAGCGATTTGGATTTCCGCGCACAAGTTTGAATTGATCGAGGAAGTCCTGAACGAGAACCAGCGCGCCAACACAATCATCGTCTACAACTACAAGGAAGAGTTGGCCGAGCTGAAGCGCCGCTACCCGCTGGCGCGAACGATTGACGACTTCAACGCCATCCAACGGTGGAACGCAGGCGAGATTGAGCTGCTGCTGATCCACCCCAAGTCGGCGGGGCATGGCCTCAATCTCCAGTTCGGCGGCTGCAAGATCATCTTCTTGTCCATGCCGTGGTCGTTGGAGCTGTTTGAGCAGACGGTGGGGCGGCTGCACCGCAGCGGCCAGACGAAGGATGTATGGTGCTATTTGCTGATCTGTAATAAAACTATAGACGAACGGATCTGGACCGCGCTTCAGGACAAGCGGGCGATTTCAGACATAGCACTTGAGGAATTGAAAGCATGAACTGGCGCGAGATCAACAAGGCGTTGCCCGATTTGAACGAGGACGCTGTCCTGCGTCTGCTGGACGAGGAACGCAAGGGCGAGCAGCGCGTCACGGTGCTGCTGCGCCTGCACCAACGCTACACGATGCTGCGGGCGGCGCGGGAGCGCATGGAGATCCTTGGCGATGTTGAGTTTCCCAAGGTGATGGCGCTTACTTAGCGCACCACCCTTCGCGGCGGGCGTTGTTCTGCTTGACCTCGATGATGGTGCCCGTGGTGTCCTTGGACGACCACGACACGTCTTTCCAGACGGTGCAGACCGCCGCGTTAGTCTCGACGGTGCTTGTCAGGGTCACGCACCCGGTCAGGGGACAGATCAAGAGCATCAGAAGCGCCAACCGCATTGCGTGTTCTCCGTAGCACGTCCGCCGTCGCAGCAGCTTCGATCTCAGCCACCGCGTCTGCGCGGATCTTAAAATAGACGCCGCTCAAAACGACTATGGCGATGAACGCCATGATGGCGTAACGCCCGACCGGCGTGAACAGCAGGCTAAACACCGTGCTGATCCATGTTCTTCTTGCGCCAGTACCAGATAGCGGCACCAAGCCCCACGACAGCCGCCATAGCAACAAAGTTTGGGTTGCTGAGTAGACCAGCGAATTGATCCGCCACGTCAACCGCGTCTTTCGCTTGCGCAGTGATTTCTTTAGCCGCGCCCAAACTTCCGATGCCTGCCGTGAGTAGCGCCGCGTTACCTTGTTTGCTGACTGCCATAGTTCTTTGCGGCGGAGCGTCAGGTGTTGCACGGTCCTCTTGCTGATCATGCGCGTATCCTGAACGTGCGATCCACCAATTTATCTCGGCCTGTCTGCGCCGCACAAGCCCTGGCAATTCCCTGCCGCCGCCTTTGGTCCATTTCATCAACTCGGCGGGCACTGCGTCAAGCTGGCCTGAGTTTATCTTTTTCAGCATTGTCGAAGATTTTAGGTTTCCGACGCCCGCATTGTAGGCGAAGTCCACCAGAGTATCGAATTGATTCTGGGTCAGTTTGACTTTGACCAAATCCATCACGGCGATTTCAAACTTAACAAGATCGCGCTTCAGGATCGCGTCAGCGTCCGCCTGCGTGATAATCATGCCGTTTACAACTTGGGGAGCGCCCGCAGCCGAGGTGTGACCGTAGCCAATGGTGCAGACGCCTGCGGGGCAACGGTACGCCTTCAGCTTGCAGCCTTCAAACTGTTTCACAAGGATCTCGATGGCAGGCGGGCTCATCTCCATCACTTGTCCGCCTTCCCATCCAACTTGTCGTAAATGCGCTGGAACATTGTTTCGATGTGTTCCATGCGCTTGTCCATGTCAAACCGGCTGACGTAATTCTTGGGCAGGTCTACCTCCAAACTATGAAGGTCTGATCTCAATTCCTTAACCGCGCCCCAGACCTCCCGCGCAAACCAGCCGCCGATGGCGATGGCCGAGCCGCCGACAAAGTTCATAAGTGTTTGCGTGTCCATTACCGTTCCACATTCGGATTAGAGAGCATTTGAGACGCAGCAATACCTGCAGGCCGCGCGCCGTAGCGGCTAAACACAGCATTTCGCGTTTCGCGGGAGGCTTGCGTCTGCAACGCTTTGGCGACCGTCTGTTCGGCCAACACAGGATTGGACAACTCCCGCGCCAACTCAAGCGCAAGTTTGTCGTTTACCGCGCCGGTCAGTTTTTTGAATATGTAATTTACTGTAGACGCCGTCATCGCGCCTTTACCCGTAATGGCCGCCGCAACCTTAGTCGCGCCGGGAACGGCTACAGCGCCCGATACAAGGTCTTGTTTACCGCCAGCGCCCGCCGCCGCAAGACGTTGATATTCCGCCGCTCGCGCAAGATCGTCACGCACCGCGTTGACGGCGGTCAACTGCGCGGGGCTTAGATTGCGGGTCAATTCGTCAATGCGTTTTTGTACCGCAAGAGCATTAGCGCCCGGCGGCAATGGAGGGGCCAATTTGTTGCCGCTGGCGGTTGCAAGTTTTTGCACTTCTTCCAAACGTTTTGCGTCGTTGCCAATCTGCGCGAACTTGTTCTTCAAGCCCATTCCAGCGTCATCAAGAATAGCCAACGGACGCGCGTACTCTTTCATAAACGCGGCGTGTTTACTGGAATCCACCGCGCCGGTTGCTGCGTCCGTTACTTTTTGGCGGTACAGATCTTCAATGCCAGATCGCGCGATCTTGGTGGCGTCCGCGTTTCCGCCAAACAGATTGACAAATTGTTTGGCCTCTGTCGCGCCGCCGGGCGTAAAGTATTTTTTGATGACATCTTCGGCGCGGATTTTATCCTCGCTCCACGCACCCTTAGCGGTCACCTGCGCGTTTACGCCTTCCTTAAAGCGCGGCGCATATTCAGTGCGGTACAGATTAACGGCTTTTGCGTACGCTGTCTTTGCCTCTTCCGGCAACGTTGTGCTGCTACCGACAGCGTCGTCTATGGCCTTATGCAATTGCCGCAACTCGCGTAATTTGGTTGCTTGCGCCGGGCTGGCGTTGGCGACATCCGCGCTGGCAATGTCCTTATTTATAGCTTTGCGAAGCGCGTCCAGTTCCTCAAGCGTTGCCACGGAAGGCGCGTTAGCGCCCGGCTGCGTGTACCCGCCGCGTTCACCTAAAGGTACAAACTCTTCCGTAGGTTTGCCTCTAAGTTTCAACAATTTCTTCACAATGTCGGGCTGGTCAGGCACGTTAATTTCGGCCAACGGTTGCCCAAGAATGTCTTCCGCTTTATTGATGACGTTTCCGATGTCAACTTTAGCGTCAGGCGCAATTGCGAAAGCGTCGTCGTACGCTTTTGTGATTGCAGGTTTGAGCGCGTCTTTCTCTTTTTTGGCAATTTCTTTCAGCCCGGCACCGATGGCGTCAGGATTTTCGGTCACCAAACCGCTGTCAATTCGCCGTGTCAACGCATCAATTTTCTTTTGCTTTGCAGCTTCGGCAACGCTCTGCACCCGCGCCTCTTGTGCAAGACGCGCTTGATTGGTCTGGGCTTCTTGCGCCGCTCGTTCGGTAGCGAACGCAGGTGTGCTGCGAACGTCCTCAATGCCCGCCGAAAGTTTAGCCAGTCCTACCGGCGCGGCTACCTCACCTAAATGAGGCGCAGTTCCTGGAGTTATAACGGCTTCGGGCGACCGCAAAGCGTTAAGGACATCTTTGCCTTTGCCTTCCATCCAACTAAGAAGCTGATTGGTTTTTGGGTCCATTACGCGGGTAGCGTAATTGTATGCGCCCTTGACCGCAGGCGCGGCAATGGTGGGCACCGCAGCGCCAATAGCCGCACCTGAGGTTCCTGTGCCGGGCTCCACCGCTTCCGCCGACAACGCCCCCGTAACGCCGCCGCCAAGGGTCTTGGCTGCGACGTTAGCCGCGCCGGTCGTTCCAGTTTGAAAACCGCCGGTCTCTAAGGATCTGGCAACCGGGGTCAAAAATTTTGCCAGCGAAGGGGCCATCTCGGCTACGGCTTTAACGGGCGCAGCGACTGCGCCGCCTATGGGGAGTGTGGCTACAATCTGGCCTCCAAGCCGCCCAACATCTGCTGGCGCTTGGTCACCCCACATTTCATTGTACTGGGCTTTCCTGCGGTCGATGCTGGATTGAATGACTTCTTCGCGGGTAGCTTCAGGATCTTGTGGCGGCGCAGGCGGCATCAATACGTCAAGACCCCGACGCATACCGGGGCGACCGGACGGCACCGCGCTAGACGCTTGCCCTTGCGGCATAAGATAATCAAGACCTTTTGCGCCCAACAAGGCGGCGGTGTCCGTCACATCCGTGACGCCACGAAGGATACCAGCGGGCAATGACGCCAAGTTCTTGTTGAGCGCCATTATGCCACTGGCGGCGGCGTTGGCGTAATCGCCTACAGTTCCTCGTGAGGGTTCTTCAGGCGCCGCGCCGTTAAATAGTTCAGGCTTCATGCTTTTGAATTTTTCAAAAGCCTGCTCTTTAGTGGAGCCTTCGGGGCCGGTCATTGTGTAAGACTGACCAGAAGGTGATGTGAATGTAAATTCAGGCATCAGTTTTCCTTTATGGTCCAACCATCTGCGTTTGCGGGCGCGGATTGCGACGGCGCGTTTAACGTACCTCGACGCGCGGGCTTAACGGAGGTTTTTGGCTCTTCTGGGGGAGCAAAAGTTTTAGCTTCTGGAAGCCCTTTGTAAGCCGGAAACCGTCGAACATTCTGTTCATGATGCTTTTCGTACGCATCGCGAATGCGCGCGTCCGCACCGCGTGCTTGGTCTTCAATTTCGCCAATTTGCTCAAGTAGAGCTTTTTGACCCTTCCCGGGTTCAAGCGCAGCCACCATGTCGCGCAAAATTTTCCATTCTTGATTAGCTATAGACCCGATAGCGCCGGTTGCTGCCGCCGCCGATTTACCCATAAGCGTAACTTTTCCGCGTAAATTTGCGATTCTGTTTTCAGCGATAGCGGCGGGGCTATCAGGTACTGAAGGAAAATATGATTGTATCCCCGTAGCGCCGCCTAAACCTTTTGCTTCGCGTACTTTTTTAGCTGCGTCAAGAACGCCGTTAGCGCCCGCGATGCCCGCCGTGGCTTTTTCGTAATCCTTAGCTACCTGATCGCGCAATTTCAATTCTTGCGGCGCGGTCCACTTGGGCAACGGCGCTTCGCCGCTT